AGTTCCCCTTCGGGGTCGAGTGCAAGCACCAGGAGATCCTCTCTATCCCTGCGTGGTGGCGGCAGTGTAAGTCGAACGCGGAGGCCGAGGGGCTCGCACCCCTGCTTGTGTTCCGGCGGAACCGCGAGGAGCCGCTAGCAGTGCTCCGGTGGAGCGACCTTCTCGCAATCCTCGCTGCATCGACTGGAGGTGCACCGTGACTCCTCAACTGATGCCGCTCTCAATCTACTGTGCGTCGGGGGCGCATGCCTCGAATTAATATCTCCCCCGCCGCCGCGGCTGAGATTGCCAGCCTCAGCTACCTCATCGAGCCGGGGACTGTCCTCACACGGGCCGAGGTAGTCGACCGGATCCTCCAGGAGTGGCGGCAGGCTAAACGGGCGGAACTGGCGAAACGGGCAAAACCACCATAACCTACCTCATTTTTGTATTCTGGCACCAAATCATCATCCATGTCTAGACTCGCATCTCTTTTCACTGCTCTATTGGGATGGATCCGGGGCTTGTTCCGCCCCTCCCATGCAGATTCGCTTACTACACCCCCTGCTGCACCCTCGACGTCAAAGATTTCTCCAGCAGTTCGGCAGTTCGTTCTTACAGGGCATACACAAAAAGAGCAAGCCGACCTTGAGGCACAGATCGACCAGGCGGAGAGAAACGGTCTCCGATCGTTCACGCTCAACTATCCGGGCGGCTACTACCGGATCGTTGACGGGCAGATAATCGAATCTGGACGATATACATGATCGAGTCGCTCCCGGTCTACGAGTTCGCCGCCGTCGCGGTATCCGCGGCTGCGGCCTGGTTCGGTGCTCGGGCGTGGTATCGGCGGGCCGCCCCGGTCGCGTCTGACGCTGTCGACATGGTCGTTGAGGTCGGCGAACTCCTGACCGCGATCCGCGACATGCTTCGGGACGGCGCAACCGCCGAGGAGGTCCAGCGGACAGTCGAAGAGGCACAGGACGTGATCGCCGCACTCAGGAGGCTCGTGCCGTAGATGGTAGGCATCGAGAAATGGTATGACGGGATTCCTGACCAGGTGAGGCGGCTGGCCGGTCGGGCAAAGTCCGGGCTGACCGACCAGGAGGTCGCCGATCATCTCGGGGTCACGATACGGACCATCCATAGATGGAAAAAGACGCACCCTGAATTTCGGAAAGCCCTGATCGAGACGAAAGCGATCCTGGACTCTCGGGTCGAGCTCTCCCTCTACCGGGTGGCGATCGGTTACTCCTACACCGAGGTCGAGGTCACACTTGAGGGCGGTGTGGTCACGAAGCGCGTCGAGCGGACGAAGGAAGTCCCGCCGAACGTGGCCGCGATCAGGTTCTGGCTCACCAACCGCGACCCGGAGAACTGGTGCGACAAGCAGGCTGTAGATTACAGCGGTGCCGTCGACGTCAGCATCCGCAACATGAGCGACGAGGACATCAAACGTGCAATCTGTGACGCGGCAGCAACCCTGGGATCAACTCCTGGTTGAGTACAAGCACCGGTGGCGGCTCCATGCCAGGCCGAGCCAGCTGCCACCCCCAGGGTCATGGCGGGTTTGGCTTATCATGGCGGGCCGGGGGTTCGGCAAGACCAGGGCCGGCGCGGAGTTTGTGCAGGAGAACATCCGCTCCGGCACCACGTCCCGCATCGCCCTCATCGGCGCGACGGCTGCCGACTGTCGGGACGTCATGGTCGAGGGTGAGAGCGGGATCCTCAACATTGCCCACCCGGATTATAGGCCGGACTACGAGCCGAGCAAACGCCGTCTGACCTGGCCAAATGGGCAGGTGGCCACCCTCTTCTCGGCCGAAGAACCCGACCGCCTCCGCGGACCGCAACACGATCTTTTATGGGCCGATGAACCCGCCACCTGGAAGTATCCTGAGACCTGGGATATGGCGATGCTCGGCCTCCGCCTGGGCAAGGACCCCCGAGCCGTTGCGACCACGACCCCGCGCCCGACCCCGCTGATCAAGGCCCTGATCGCCGACCCGAACACCGTCGTCACCCGGGGCACCACCTACGAGAACCGTGACAACCTCGCTCCTGCGTTCTTTGATAAAATCATCCGGAAATATGAGGGCACCCGCCTCGGCCGGCAGGAACTTATGGGCGAGATCCTCGATGACAACCCCTACGCGCTCTGGCAGAGGGGCACGATCGAGAACCTTCGTGTCACGAAAGCCCCGCCCCTGATCCGGATCGTTGTTGGGGTGGACCCAGCGGTTACCGGGAGCGAGACATCGGCCGAGACTGGGATTGTCGTCGCCGGCACCGCCGCGGACGGCACAATCTACATCCTCGGCGACTATTCCGTCCGCGGCTCCCCAATAGATTGGGCCCGGGCCGTCGAACGAGCATATCGTATTCATGCCGCCGACCGCGTCATCGGAGAAGTCAACAACGGCGGCGACCTGGTCGAAGTGAACCTCCGGACTGTCGACCCGACCATCTCGTTCCGGGCGGTCCATGCCAGTAGGGGCAAGCTCATCCGCGCCGAGCCGGTGGCCAGTCTCTACGAGCAGGGGCGGGTCCGCCACGTCGGCACCTACCCTGCGCTCGAGGATCAGATGTGTGAGTGGGTGCCTGGCGACGTGTCCCCTGACCGCATGGATGCCCTGGTCTGGGCTGTCACAGATCTGACCGCGAGAGCAGGAGGCCGCCCCCTGATCGGCAGCGGCACTATGAGAAATTGGTGATACATTGTGATCGAACGATTGACACGATTCTTCACGAAACCGACGCCCGCCCCCGAACCGCAGACCCGGATCGTCGGCGGAGGGAGCGACAGCAATCTCTACGCCCGTATTGGGTGGGACGACAAGACCGCCCGCCGGCAGAAGATCAGGCGGTGGATGACGAAATACAAACGCGGTGGCCCCTACGCCGATGCAATCGACGCCTACTGGCTGTTTGCTCTCTCCCACGGCTGGAAACTCGCCTGTGAGGATGGCAACGAGACCCTGAAAGCCCGGGTGCAGGCCTGGCTCGACCAACCCCACATTAGCCTCGACGACATCCTAAAGCAGGCGATCCTCAGCGCGAAACTCGCCGGGGACGCCTACCAGGAGATCATTCCCACCCGTGCTGGTGACGGAGTATGGGGTGTCGTCACCCGCGACCCCTCCTCGTTCGAGAAGGTGTACGATGTCTACGGCCGCATCACGGGATACCGGCAGTTCACCAACCCAGAAAACCCTGCTGACTCTGGCATCCTGATCGCCCCCGACCGGATCCTGAACCTCGTGGTTGACCAGGCTCCGGGCGACGTTTACGGCCTATCCATCTGGGAACGGGCCGAGGACGATATCGAGCGCGACTGTGATATCATTGAGTCCACGACGAAAGCGATCCACCGCCACGGCACCCCGAAACAGCAGTGGGCGGTGGGGAACGACGACCGGCCCGCGACTGACGCCGACCTCCGGGCGATCGAGAAGGAGATCAAGGCCGTCGGGGCGAAGACTGACTTCGCCACGAGCCATGACGTCACGATCAACATGCTCGATACCGGCGGTGTCGCGAACGTCGACACATACAGCAATGTGAGTCTGCAGCGGGTGGCCTGTGCGCTCGGGGTTCCGGAAGAGATGCTCGGCCTCGGTCGGGGGAGTACCGAGGCCACCGCCACTGTGCGGATGGACGTGTTCCTCGACAAAATTAGCACCATCCAGGAGATCGTCGCCCGCACCTATTCCCGGGGGCTCATCGACCGAATCACCGGGGTTCCGGGGGCCGTCTGGCTGGAGTTCAACGACGTCAGCCCGGATGACGAATCAAAGATCGCTGACTGGATCGCGAAAGTTCGGCAATCAAACCCGCTCGACCCCGACGCGATTGTTACGGCAGCCTGGGCGCGTGAACGGCTCGGCATCCCGCCGGACGAGACAGAGGAGGCTCCCGAGGAGGCGAGTTAAATGCGATTTAGAAAGAAACCCGTCGTAATCGAAGCAGAACGCCTAACAGAACGGATCGAGATTGAGACCCTTGAAGGAGTCATGGTCGGGAATCCCGGAGACTGGCTTATCGCCGGAGTGGCAGGGGAGAAATACCCCTGCAAGGACGACATCTTCCGAGCGACCTATGAGGAGGTGAACGGCGAGGAATGAGCGATATCGACCTTCATATCTCAACACATCCCTCAAAATTCGCCGGATATCAGGCTAAGAGTGGGGCTGACGGAACGATCACACTGTTCGTATCGACGCTGTGGGAGGATGCACACGGAGAGTATGATCGGTTCGTTGACAAACTAGCATACATCTACCTACTGGAACGGGTCTGTATTGAACGGGCGTTTCAACGTATCCGAATAAAGAATCGGTGCGAGCCGGTCTGCAAACTCCTGAAAATCGCCGACCTGATGCAGTATCCAGAGGAATGGCCCGACATTAGAGCGTATTGGTTCACGAGGGCCGATGAGGCGTTCGTAGGGAGGACAAGACCGTGAACCTCTCTGCCGCCGCCCGCCGGGATCCGATGC